TCTGTTTCTGTTACTAATTCTTATGTTGAAAGATTAAAAGCTGAAGGCAACGAATCTGAAGCCACGAAAACTAAAATCAATGGTTTAAAGGATCAGCAGTCTTTATTAAGTGATTTATACACCAAACAAAAAGAGGAGCTTGATAAATTAAAATCAGCTGAAGGCGATAATTCTGAAGCAATTGCTAAACAAACCGTTCGAGTAAATGAAACTGCTAAGAGTATGGCAGAAGCTAAAANTTGCAATCGCAGACTGATAAGAGTTCTTCGGGTGGTTTCTTTACAAGCTTAAAAGACAAGGTTCTAGGTGTTAAGTCTGCCGAAGACAAAACTTCAAAATCAACCAGTAGTTTAGGCGATATTATTAAAGGCTCTTTTATTGGAACAACTATTACTAATGCTGTTCAGAATTTAGCTGGAAATATAAAAAACGTAGCTACTGAATCATTAGAACTGGCTGAAAGCGCTGAAAAGAATGAGGCTGTTTGGAAAACTTTAGGTGTTAATGATACCGGAATAAAATCATTAACTTCTGAAATGAAAAGTTTGAGAGCTGCTACAGGTCTGAGTGAAGATAATGTAACCAGTCTTCAAAAGAAATTCTATTCACTAACGGGATCAGTTTCGAGTGCTGAAACCTTAACAAAAGGTGTTGCCACTTTAGGCGCCTCCTTAAGATTATCAGGTGATCAAACAACTACCTTAGGCTCTACTTTGGACAAAGTAGCACAATCTGGCACAATGACAACTGCTAATTTGGAACGAATGGAAAAACAAGCACCTGGAATTGGCGCAGCTTTGGCTAAAGCCGCTGGGATGTCAACAACAGCATTTACTTCAATGGTTGGTGCCGGTAAAATGACTTCAGCTCAACTTGAATCATTATTGGGCAAGATTAGCAATAATTCATCATCAACTTTTTCGAGTTTTGGCAAAACTTCTGAAGGAGCAATGGACAAGTTGAAGGGATCTTGGCAGAATGCCGAAGCAGCCATGGCTAAGCCTTTAGTCTCTGTTCAAAGCACTGGCTTAAGTGCTATTACGAAGGTTCTTTCTTCCAATGCAACACAAAAATTATTTCAAGGTTTGGGAACTGCAATTGCTGGAACAGCAACTAAATTCGCTTCTTTCATTAGTTATATTGGCAACCATCAGAAAGATATTTCAACTCTGGTTACGAGTATTGGTGGAATTGCCAAAGCGTTTGCCGTTGGTATTTGGAATACAGCCAAAGATATGATTACCGGAATCGCTAAGGCATTCAATGATATTACTGGCAATAGTAAAAAGGCCAAGGATCCATTGGGTGATATTTCAACTGCTTTAAAAACTATTTCTAGTCATAAGAATGCGATCGAAGCTGTTGGCTCTGCTATTGTTGGAGCTTTTGTGGCAGTCAAAATAACTTCTGGAATTACTGCTATGATTTCAGGCATAAGTGGCATGATTGGAGCTTTTAAAGCTTGGAAAACTGCCACAGAAGGTATGACTGTTGCACAAAAAGCTTTGAATCTGGTAATGAAAGGAAACGTTTTAGGAATAATTGTTACGGCTATTGCTGCCGTAGTAGTTGCTTTAGTTGAACTTTATAAGCATGATGCTAAATTTCGTGCTTTTGTAAACGGCCTCATTAAAGACTGTGAAGATATGTATAAAGGTACAGTCAAATGGTTTGTCGGTCTTGGAAAAGATATCTCAAAAATATTTGGGGATATTGGAAAATGGTTTGATAATATTGGCAAAACTATTAGTAAATGGGCTAAAGATATAGGGACGTGGTTTAGTGATGCAGGTAAAAGTATCAGTAAATTCTTTTCTTCTTTAGGAACGGCTTTTAAAAAAGGTTGGAACTCATTTATTTCCGGTGCTGAAAAACTATTTAAAACACTTGGCAAAATTCTAATTTATGCAATTGCCTTTCCCATTGGCTTAGAGATGATTATCTTAACTCCAATTATTAAATTACTTGTGAAAGTAATTGATTCAATAAGTTCTTGGTGGTCTAAAAACATTGCCAAACCGTTTAAAAAAGGTTTTGAAGCAGTTGGAAAAGCAGTTGGTTCCTGGTGGGACAAATACATCACCAAACCATTCGAATCAGCAGAAAAAGCAGTCTCGAAAACGATTACGAGTTGGTGGAATGACATTTCAGGTTTCTTCTCGAAGGGTTTTAATGCTATTAAAAAGATTGTTGAAACTGTTCTAAAAGCTGAACTTAGTTTTTATGGTGGCATTTGGAAATCAATTGAAAAAGTTGGATCAGTAGCATGGAATTGGATTTCAGATACCTTCGAAAGTGTCTTCAATGGCATTTATAAGTTTTTCAAGTCGATTTGGAATGATGTTGTAGATTTCTTTAAAACAGTCTGGAAAGACTTGGAAAAAGTTGGATCGGATGGTTGGAACTGGATATCTGACAAAATTAGCCCTGTTTTAAAAACGATTAGTGGTGCATGGAAAGATATGTGGGGTGGTGTCAGAGACTTCTTTGGTGATATTTGGAAAGATATTAAAAAAGATGCCAAAACCGGAATTAATGATGTTATTGGCATAATTAATGATGGAATTGGTGGTATTGACGATGTTATCCACGATTTTGGTGGTTCAAAAACTGCAATTAAGAAGATTCCTAAGTTTGCTAATGGAACACAAAATGGTGCACCTGCTGGATTAGCAATGGTTAACGATGGCAAAGGTAAAGAAGCGATCATTGATAACTCTGGTGACATGCATGTTCTTTCTGGTAAAAATCGCTTAGTTAACTTCTCAGGTGGTGAAACAGTTGTTCCTTATGAAGCAACTAGATCAATTCTTGGCGATTCTGTTAGTCATTTTGCTTCTGGTACTGATGGCTGGCTGAGTTCTATCGGTTCATGGTTCAAGGATAAATGGACCGAATTAACTGATATTATCGCTCATCCTGTTCAAGATTTAGAAAAAGTTATGACTAAAGCCGTTAGCAGTACAGTCGGCGGTGCTAGTGATCTCGTTGATGATTTATCGACTTCATTAGGTAAAGGACTAGTTGAAGGAATATCTGACCCATTAACCAAATTGTTGAAGTCTTTGAAATCTTCACATGATAGTGCGGAATCTAACCCATCTGGTTCTGGAGTTACTCGTTGGGAACCAATTATTAAAGAAGCAGCCAAAAAGATGGATGTCAATTTAACAGCTGCTGGTATGACCGCTGTTCTAAAACGAATTAATCAAGAATCTGGTGGTAGTGCAACTGTTGTTAACGACTGGGATTCAAACGCTGCTAAAGGAACACCATCTAAAGGACTATTGCAATACATTCAACCAACGTTGGATTATTGGGAACCAAAAGGTGTCAAGGCCAATATCCTCAACGGCTATGATCAATTACTTGCGATGTTCAATGATAGTAACTGGCTAGCCGATATTAGTGTCAAAGGTGGTTGGGGTCCAACTGGAACAAAGAAATATGCATACGGTGGATTTGCTAATACACCTTCTATTTTCGGTGAAGCTGGTCCAGAGGTTGCAATTCCTCTTGATCTTGAAAAACATTCAAGAGCAGTTGAGTTATTAAACGAAACGAACAAGATTGTAAATAATAGTGCGGCCGCAACATCTTCAGATTCGACAAGCAGTATGAGTACGAGTAATCTTGAATCCCTAATGAGCAAGTTGGTACAGTTGTCATCTAGTCAACTGTCTGAACAACAAAAGAGTAATCAAACCGTTGATAACATCACAGCAAATAAATTTTCCCGTGCAATAGTTAGCCGGGCAGTAAAGGGGTTGGCATGATCGGCAGTATGTTTCAATTAACAAACGCACAAGGAAAGACCGTTGATATACAAAGCAACACTCTGCGTGCTTATACCCCAATCGGTTTAGGATTATATATGACTAATACCTATTCTGTCTATAATTCAAGTTTCATTAGAACCAACAGCCAACTAACAGATCCAACTTCAAACCCTTATGAAGTATATATACAGTTTGGTGATATAAGTAGTCAAAGTTATCAAACATTTGCTGATTTTGCTTCGTTTTTGGCTTATCCGCCATATACATTGGCTTATACAACTGATGCTGGAACTTGGTATCGTAAAGCTAACTTACAAAGTATTACGAAGACCGAAAAAGGTGGTAGTACGATAATTGCTGCTGATCGCTTAAACGAAGCTTTTATTTTAGAGTTTTATACAGCTTGGTACCAATTGCAATCGGAAGAATATGTAAGTTATAGTAATGACCCTAATCTTGGATTATATGGAAAAATATACAATACGAGTATAAAAAGAAATGCTACAGATGATTCAGTATCTTTTCCTGATCAAACATTGATTAATTCCTCTGGAATAGATTTAGCAAGTATACACGATAATGGATCAGCGACTGGAACAATACAGGTTTCTGGCAGTTCGGAAATTCAAAATGCATTGGTTTCTGTTAAAGATAACGATGGAAATATTGTTGGAAGCCAACAACTAAATACATCGCCTAATCCTGATCAGACCGTTGCTGCTCCCAGCGATACGATTATTATTCATGATAATTCCGATGGAAGCAGTACTCTTTCAACAAAAGTGACAGCTGGACAATCGATTCAATTAACTCAAAACACCGTTGGATTAATTTATAGTCAGGCTAATTTAGGCTATAACAACTTAACAGCCGATTCTGAAATGCTATTAGGATTGCAAAGTGCATCTACTGCTGGTTGGAATAGCGCTAATACTATTTCAACAATATTGTCTGGTGTTTACACTGATTCAGTTGGAAAGACGCATAATGCCATACAAATGGCTTCCACTTCTGCTTCTGCTTCCAATGTGGTTGTCTCTAAAAATATTGTGCCTACTTTAAATTCAACTTATTATTGGTCAGTTTGGTATAAAGTTACGGACACTTTAAGTACCGCTGCCAGTGTTCATCTTGAAGGGCGAGGAATCGTTTCCGGAAGTGATGCAGGAACAGAAGCTGAGGTTTTAATAAGTACTACAACGGCAGTTGGAAACTGGATTCAGCTCACTGGATCTTTTACTCCAACATCTTCCTCTACCACTTATTTACGTTTACGTTTTCAGAATTTAGGAACTGGAACGATTCTTTTTTCCGAACCAATGATTAATTCAGGTTCGCAATTAAATGCTTATATTTCTGATACAGTAGACGCTACTCAATGGTCCTTAAAGGTTACTGACGGTTATCTTTATTTAATGGAAATCAACGCTCACGAAGTTGATTTTACTGTTTTACCCCAGAACACCGGTTATAATTTCAACTTTACTTTTCCACATGCTTCGGGTAACTATATTTTTGATAACGGTAGTGA